CACACGCGGAGGTTTTTTCCGCTGCCTTTGAACGACATCCACTAACATAGGACGGAACAATGCCTCGTGGTGGCGCCCGGCCTGGCTCCGGGCCGCTGAAGGCGGCGCTGCGTGAGCCGGCAAAAATCAGTGAGAAGGTGGCAGCAGATATCCGCGCCGCTGCGCGCTCTGGCGGCCTGACGCCGCTGGAATACATGCTCGGCGTGATGAACGACGAGGCGGCCGACGAGGCGCGCCGGGATCGGATGGCCCAGGCCGCGGCGCCGTATGTGCATCCGAAGGCTGGCGACGCTGCGCCGGGCAAGAAGGAGCAGCAGCACCGGCAGGCGCTGACGGCTGAGCGCGGGACGGATTGGGAGGCGCTGCTTCAGTGACGTGGAGCACCGCCTGCCCGGACTGGGCGGCTCGGCTGCGGGCTGGGCGCTCGCTGGTGCCGGCGCTGCCGTTGGACAAGGCGGCGGCGGCTCGCGCCGTGGCGATTTTCAATGCGCTGCGGCTGCCGGATGTGCCGGGCCAGCCGACGATGGCGGAAGGTGCCGGCGAGTGGCAGCGCGATCTGGTGCGCGCCGTGTTTGGTTCCTGGGACGGCGAGGCGCGCCACATTCGCGAGTTCTTCGCGCTGGTGCCGAAGAAGAACGCCAAGACGACGGGCGGCGCGGCCCTGATGGTGACGGCGCTGCTGATGAACCGCCGGCCGCGCGCTGAGTTTTTGCTTGTCGCACCGACGCAGGAGGTTTCGGCGCTGGCCTTCCGGCAGGCGGTGGGCATGATCGAGGCCGATCCGGTTCTGGCGGCCAAGTTTCATGTGCGGGACCACATCCGCACCATCGTTTTCCGGCCGACTGGCGCGTTCCTGAAGGTCAAGAGCTTTGACCCGAAGATTGTCACCGGCTCCAAGCCGGCCGGCGTGCTGCTGGACGAGCTGCACGTCATCGCGGAGGCGCCGGACGCTGATCGTGTGATTGGCCAGCTTCGCGGCGGAATGATCAGTCAGCCGGAAGCGTTCCTGCTGACGATCACCACGCAGTCTGAGCGTCCGCCGGCCGGCGTGTTCAAGGCCGAGTTGCAGAAAGCCCGCGCGGTGCGGGATGGGCGCCTAACCGCGCCGTTGCTGCCGCTGCTTTACGAATTCCCGGACGGCACCGACTGGCGCGATGCGTCGAACTGGCGAACCGTGACGCCGAACGACGGGTTCAGCATCACCACGGATCGGCTGGTGCCGGATTGGGAAGCCGCACAGGCGGCGGGCCCGGAGGAGGTGCGCCGCTGGGCGTCCCAACACCTCAACGTCGAGGTGGGGCTGGCGCTGAAGTCGGACGGCTGGGCTGGCGCCGAATACTGGGAACGCCAGGCCGAGCCGGCGTTGTCACTCTCGGCGCTGATGGCGCGCTGCGAGGTGGTGACGATCGGGATCGACGGCGGCGGTCTGGATGACTTGCTCGGCTTTGCGGTTCTCGGCCGTGAGCGCGACACGGGCCGCTGGCTGTCCTGGAATTGCGCCTGGGCGCATCCGGTGGTGCTCAAGCGGCGGCAGAGTGAGGCGCCAAAGCTGCGGGACTTTGCGGCGGACGGCGAGCTGCGGATCGTGGAGCGTGTCGGCCAGGATTTGGACGATCTGGTGAGCATCTGCGCCGAGGTGAACGCGGCTGGCCTCCTGCCGGAGAAGCACGGCATCGGGATTGACCCTGGCAACAGCCACGCGGTTGTGGATGCGCTCACGGCGGCCGGGTTCACGGCCGAGCAAATGGCGGCGGTGTCGCAGGGCTGGCGCCTGGGCGGCGCGATTAAGCTCACGGAGCGCAAGCTGGCCGAGGGCTCGCTGGTGCATGCCGGGCAGTCGCTGATGGCCTGGTGCGCGGGCAACGCCAAGGTTGAGCCGAAAGGAAACGCCATGCTGATCACGAAGCAGGCGAGCGGCTCGGCCAAGATCGATCCGCTGATGGCTACCTTCAATGCAGTCGAGCTGATGGCCCGCGCGCCGGTGTCGATCGAGCCGCGGGTGCTGTTCCTATGAGCTGGCGGGCATGGCTGGCGGCCAAGATTGCGCCGCGCAATGCGATCGACAGCGCCGACATTCGCCGCGGTGATGGCGTGTGGGAAAGCCTGACGGCGTTCGGTGGCCAGACGGGCGCGCCGAGTGAGCAGGCGGCGCTGTCCGTGTCTGCGGTGTATGCCTGCGTCCAGTTGATCGCCGGCGCCATTGCGGCGCTGCCCATGCACATCTACCGCCGCGGCCCGGATGGCGATCTGTCGCGCGACATGAACGCCGATCTGTGGTGGACGCTGAATGAGCAATTTTGCCCGCGCTGGGCAGCGTCGGCCGGCTGGTCCTTCCTGGTCGGCTCCAAGCTGCTGCACGGCGACGGGTTTGCCGAGATCCTGCGCGGGCAAGGCGGGCGCGTGGCCGGCCTGGTGCCGATCCATCCCAACCGCGTGCGAGTGATCGCGACGCCGGACGGTGCGCGGCTTGTCTATGAGATCCAGCCGGATCGCACGATCGAAAGCCCGGCGCCGGAAGCCACGCGCCTGCGGGTGCTGGATCAGGACGACGTGCTGCATGTGCCGGGCTTCGGGTTCAACGGACTGCGCGGCCTGTCGCCGCTGAAGCACGCGCTGCGCGTGTCCGGCCGGTTGGCGATCAGCGCACAGGATTTCTCCTCCAAGTTCCTGGAGAACATGGCGCGGCCTGACTACGCGCTGAAGGCACAGGGCAATCTCACGCAGGCTCAAGTCGATCGGCTGCGCGAGATGCTGGAGCGGTATCAGGGCCCGCTGAACGGCGGCAAGCCGATGATCCTGGAAGGTGGCCTGTCGATTGAGGCCCTGACGATGCCGCTGGAGGAGATGCAGCTCCTGGAGACGCGCAAGTTCCAGGTGGAGGAGATCGCCCGCGTCTATGGCGTCCCGGCGTGGATGATCGGCCACACGGAGAACAACACCTCTTGGGGCACCGGCATCGAGGCAATGGGCAAGGGGTTCGTGCGGTTCGCGCTGCGCGATCACCTCAACGCTTTCCAGAACGAGATCAACCGCAAGTTCTTCCGCAACATCGGCCGCGTGGCCGAGTTCGACACCACCGAGCTGGAGCGCGGCGACACCAAGGCGATGATGGAGGCGCTGCGTATCGGCCTGGGCCGCGCTGGCGAGCCGGCGTTCATCACCGTCGAGGAAGCGCGCGCCAAGCTCAACATGAGCCGCCAGCCGGCCGGCCCGCTGCCGCAGGCACCGGGCGCGCCGCAGGAGACGACGCAATGACCCCCTACGTGCGGATGCGCCTGGCCAACAAGGCGCGCGGCCAGTTCCAGGCCGATGGCGACGTGCTGTGGCTGTATGACGCGATTGCCGGCGATCAGGACGAAGCCGACTGGCTCGGCGGCGTGTCGCCGGTGGCGTTCATGTCGGCGCTGCGCGCCACGAAGGGGCCCGTCACGCTGCGGATCAACTCGCCGGGCGGTTCGGTGTTCGGTGCGCAGGCCATGGTGGCGGCAATGCGCGAGCATCCGATGCCGATCACCGCCCGCGTGGATAGCCTTGCGGCATCGGCGGCGTCGGTGATCGCGGCGGAGGCGGCTGTGCTGGAGATGGTGCCGGGCGCGAAGCTGATGATCCACAAATCGTGGTCTTTGGCGATCGGCAACGCCGACGAGATGATGAGCACGGCGGCGCTGCTGGAGAAGATCGACGGCGACTTGGCGGCCACCTACGCGCGCCGCGCCAATGGCAGCGCGGATGCCTTCCTGGAGATGATGCGCGCGGAGACGTGGTTCACGGCCGACGAGGCCGTGGCGGTTGGCTTGGCCGATCGCGTCGTCACCGAGAACACGCAGCGACAGGCCGCAGCGTGGGATCTGAGCGCCTTCGCCCGCGCGCCGGCCGTTGAGACTGCGCCGGCCGCGCCGGCTGCTGACATGCGCGCCATCCTGGCCAGGAAGCTGGCCGTGAAGATGGCGCTCTCCCCCGTCTGAGCGCGAGCCGCGGCAGACATCCCTCTACTGGAAAGGATACCCCATGAGCGTTCAGTCGCTTCGGGAGCAGCGCGCGGCGATTGGCGCCAGCGTGAAGGCTCTGATCGAGTCCCCGAACTGGAATGAGGCGGACGACACGCCGAAGTATGACGCGATGATGGCCGAGATCGACGCCATCGACGCGCGCATCAAGCGGATTGCCGACGCCAACGAGAAGCTGGCCGCCGAGACGCAGACGCACGCCGTCGCCGACGCTGCGGAGCGCCTGGGCCGCGACAACCGCGACGGCGGCATGGCGCTGTATGCCAAGTGGCTGCGCGGCGGCGACAAGGCGCTGAACGCCGAGGAGTGGCAGCATGTGCGCGCCACCATGAGCACCACCACGGGCAGCGAGGGCGGGTTCACCGTCGACAGCGCCGTGGCCAACACGGTGCTGGACGCGCTGAAGGCGTTCGGCGGCATGCGTGGCGTGTCGACGGTGATCGCTACCAGCGGCATCGGCGCCATGAGCTTTCCGACCTCCAACGGCACCGCCGAAGTGGGCGAGATCGTGGCCGAGAACCAGACGGCTACCGATGCCGACGTGTCGTTCGGCACGATCGGCCTGCCGGTCTACAAGTATAGCTCGAAGGTCGTCACCGTGCCGTTCGAGCTGCTCCAGGACAGCAGCGTCGACATTGAGGCGTTCGTGCGCAACCGGCTGACGGAGCGCCTCGGCCGCATCACCAACGCCCATTTCACCACCGGCACCGGCTCCGCGCAGCCGAACGGCGTGGTGACGGCGGCGACGGTGGGCGTCACCGCGGCGAACAGCACCTCCCAGGTCACGGCCGTGACTTACGACAGCCTTGTGGATCTCCAGCATTCGGTTGATCCGGCGTATCGCGCCCTCGGCCGCGCACGCTGGATGTTCAACGATGCCACCATGAAGGCGATCCGCAAGATCAAGGACGGCTCCAGCCGCCCGATCTTCGTGCCGGGCTACGATCAGGGCAGCCCGCAAGGTTCCCCGGACACGCTGCTCGGCGCGCCGATCACCATCAACCAAGACGTGGCCAGCATGGCAGCCTCGGCCAAGTCGATCCTGTTCGGTGACTTTTCCTTCTACTACGTCCGCGACGTGATGAGCATGGAGATGTTCCGCTTCACCGACAGCGCCTTCACCAAGAAGGGACAGGTGGGTTTCCTCGCGTGGCTGCGCTCCGGCGGCAACCTGGTGGACGTGGGCGGCGCCGTGAAGGTGTTCGTCAACGCTGCCTCCTAGCCTCTGACCTGAAGGAGACACGCGCATGAGGTTCGACCAGTCCCAAGCGGTTTCGGCGGGGGTTCTCCTGCCGGCCGCCGCCTATGACGCCGACAACACGCCGGCCGCGTTCGACATCGGGAAGGCGGATGCCTGCACGGTGCTGATCGAGGTCGGCGTCGGCGGCATCACCTTTTCCGCCACGAACAAGGTGGAGTTCGTGCTTACCCACTGCGACACCTCCGGCGGCACCTACACGGCCGTCGCGCAGGCGGACGTGGTGGGCGTGACGGTCGGCACCGGCGGCATCGTCCGCTCGCTGACGGCGGCGCACGCTACGCCGAGCGTCACCGCGATGGGCTACGTGGGCCGCAAGCAGTTCATCAAGCTGCTGGCGGATTTCTCCGGCACCCACGGCACGGCCACGCCGATGTCGGCGGTGGCGGTGCGTGGCCTGCTGGATCGCGTGGCGCCGGCCTAAGCCATGGATCTCCGCCTCCTCACCGGGCCGACGTCTGAGCCTGTGCTTCTGGCGCAGGCGAAGGCGCATCTGCGCATCGACGACGGTAACCCGGACGATGCACTGATTGCCGGCATGCTGTCGGCGGCGCGGGAGGCGGTGGAGAACTACACCGGGCGGGCGCTGATGCCGCAGACGTGGCAGATGCGCCTGCCTGGGTTTCCGGCCGATCAGGGCGCCATTCGCGTCCCGATCGCGCCGCTGATTTCTGTGTCCGAATTGCGGATTGTGGACACAACTGGCGCTGAAGCTGTGCTGTCGGCGTCCGCCTATCAGGTCGAGGCGCCAACGGGCCCGCAGGCGGCACCTGGGCGCATTCTGCCGGCCGCCGGCACCACCTGGTTGGCGACGCAAGCCGACACGCTGGGCGCCGTCCGCGTGACGTTCCAGGCCGGCTATGCCAACGCCGCGGCGGTGCCGGCCGCGATCAAGTCGGCGGTGCTGCTGGTGCTCGGCGAGCTGTATGAGCAGCGCGAGGCGTCGGCGGTGCGCGCGCCGGCTGACATTCCCGCCGTGTCGCGGCTGATGGCGCCGTATCGGGTGTGGTGGCTGTGATCGGCACCCTAGACCAGCGCATCACCATCCAGCGCGAGGCGCGGACGGCCGACGACTACGGCGGCGCGGCCCTTGCGTGGGTGAACGTGGCCACCGTCTGGGCCAATGTCCGGCCGCTGTCCGGCCGCGAGCGTGCCGACTTTGGCGAGGTCGAGGCCCCGGCCAACTACCGTTTCACCATCCGCCGCCGCGGCGACGTGACGGCCGCCATGCGCCTCACCTGGAACGGCGCGGCCTACAACATCCGGTTTGTGTCCGATCCCGGCGCGCGCTCGCTCTACATGGCGCTTGAGGCCGAGCGCGGGGTGGCGATCTGATGGCGCGCGCGGAGCAAATGCCCGGCTACCTGCCGCCGGCCAAGATGACGATCTCCGGCGTCCCGGCTGACTGGACGCGCGGCGAGTTCCTGGCGTGGCTGGCGGCGCGCAACGGATGGCAGCATGGCGCCGAGATCGGCGTGAGTTTTGGTGTGACGCTGCGCCTGCTGCTCAAGCGATGCCGGGATCTGCACATGCTCGGCGTCGACACCTGGGCGAAGAACGACACGCCGCTGGAGCCGTCTGACTGGACGGCCGCGCACCACGAGCGGGCCTATGCGTCGGCGCTGGCGGTGGAGGCCGACTATCCCGGCCGCTGCGTGCTGCTGCGCGGGCCTAGCGTGGCCGTGGTGCCGGCGGATGCCTTTCTCGATTTCGTGTGGATTGACGGCGATCACACGACGGAGGCGGTGCTGGCGGATGTGGCTGCGTGGCTCCCGGCGCTGAAGCCGGGCGGGTGGCTGCTGGGGCATGACATCAACTGGCCCACGGTCAAGGCGGCGGTGGACGAAGTGGTGCCGGGCTACATGGTGGGCCCCGATAGCGTGTGGTTCCGGCCGGTGCATCCTGTGCCCGGCTGGTGGGCGGCGGTGGCCTGATGGCGCGCTCCAGGACAGAACTCGATCCGCGTTTTCGGCGTCTTATGCAGCGCCTGCCTGATCGGATGACGGACGAGATGAGCGCCGAGATCGCCCGCAGCGCGCTTCTTGTGGCGGCAGACGCCTCCGCGCGCGTGCCGATCGACACCGGCGCGCTCCGCGACAGCATCGGCGTGCGGATCACAAAGACGAGCGCGGAGGTCGGGTTTGACCCCAAGCGGTTCCGGCGCAAGTGGAAGAAAGCGGGGTGGCGCGCCGTGTTTGTCGAGAAAGGCACCAAGGGCGCGCCGGGCCGCAACATCCCACCCATGGCCGCCCGGCCGTTCCTGCGGCCGGCGTTTGAGGCCAACCGCACGCAGATCCTACAGCGGCACCGCGCCGCCGTGCTGCGGCTGCTGCACCAGGCGGCCAGCCTATGACGGCGCAACTCCCGCTTTACGCGGCCATCTATGCCGCACTCGTGGCCGCTCCGCCGATCGGCGCTGGCGTCTACGAAGCCGCGCCGCAAGGCGCAGATTACCCGCACATCGAGATCGACGGCGGCCGGGCTTACGACTGGTCGGCGCAGCTTCTGCGCGGCGAGGAGACGCTAGTCGAGATCCACGTCTGGAGCCGATACCGCGGCCACAAGGAAGCGCGCGAGCTGCTGGGCAAGATCAAGGATCGGCTGCACGAACAACCGCTAAGCCTTACCGGCGCAACGTTCATCGACATGCGGTTCGAGGATCTGGAGCTGTTCACGGATGCGGATGGCATGACGCGGCACGGCATCATCCGATTTCGCGCAACGACGACGGTGGCCGCATGACCTGGATACGCTTCATTGCTCGCGGCAAGCAGATCGAGCCGGATCGCACCGCCCGCTACTTCGTGCCGGGTGAGATGCTGGACATCGAGCCGCACCTGGCCGCGCGGTTCCTGGCGGAACAAGTGGCCGTCGAGGCCGATCCTCCCGAGCCAAACGTGCAAGCCAACCCGTTTATCCCGCCGCGCCTGGGCGATGAGCCGATCACCGTCGCCTGCGTCTGGAAGCGCGGCGGCATCTACGACAAGCACGACTACGTGGGCCGCATGGCACGCGCCGTGAAGCGCCACCTGTCCCGGCCGCATCGTTTCCTGTGCCTGACCGACGCGGCTGATGTGCCGGACAATGTGGAGCGCATCGCACTGGCGCACAACTGGCCCGGCTTCTGGAGCAAGATCGAGCTTTTCCGGCCCGGCCTGTTTCGCGGCCCGGTGCTGTATTTGGACCTCGATACCGTCGTGTGCGGATCGCTGGACCCGATCGCCGACGCCATCGAGGCCAACCCCCTGCTCTGTTCCTGGGACATGAAGCACGGTTGGATCAACTCCAGTTTCCTGGCCTGGAACTGGGATTTGTCGTGCGTCTACGAGGAGGTCGCGGCGCATCCGGCCGGCATCATGCAGGTATATGACGGTTCGGGCCCATGGTGGGGCGATCAAGGCCACCTCCAGGTGACGTTGGAAGAGCGCCGCATCCCGTGGGCCTGGGTGCAGCAGGTGGTGCCGCATGCCGTGGCCTGGCAGCCGATCCCGCTGCGCGGCCGGCCTCCGGCGCCCGGCGTCGCCGTGTCGATGTGGTATGGCGCGCCGAAGCCGCACGAGATCAACACCGAATGGATGGCCCAGAACTGGGCTTGACAGCTACCGGCTTCGGCCGGCGCCTCACCGGGTCTTAGGCAAGCCCGCCGCAGCGTCGTGACGGCGCCGCATTCCCTCAGATGGAGCCTCTCGCATGTCTGGCACCCTCGCCTTCAAGGGCCGCTCCGCGGCGCTGCAGATCAGCTCGAACGGCGGCAGCACGTTCACCACGATCGGCGGCGTCCGCACCAACGGCATCACGCTGAACAACAACCCGGTCGACATCACCAACGTCGACAGCAACGGGTTCCAGGAACTGCTGGCGGACGGCGGCGTGCAGTCGCTGTCGATCTCGCTGGACGGCATCGTGGTGGACAACACCCCGTTCGAGACTATGCAGACGCAGGCCGATGATCGCACCCTGATCTGGTATCGCCTCAGCTTCGCCACCAACGGCGTGATCAGCGCTCGCTTCGCGGTGGCCAGCCTGCAGATCGGCGCGCCGTATGACGGGGCGCAGACGTTCTCCGCGACGCTGAGCAGCTCCGGTGCGATCACCTTCACGCCGAGCACCTGATGCAGAACCCTCGCAAAGAGATCGAATTCCCGTGGGGCGAGGCGGTCATCCGCTCTCGCCCGACGATGGCCCGCGTGGCCGAGATCGAGACGAAGTTCGGGCCCGCGCCGGCGCTGGCGCGGCGCCTGATCAACATAGAGCTGTCGATCAGCAAGGAGCTTTTGCCGCTCCTGGCCATCATGCTCCGCGGATGCGAGGACGCGCCAAAGGGCGACGCCGCGATCATGCAGCAGGCTTTCGAGCTTGGCGCGGTGGCGTTTGTGGCGCCGGCCACGCTTTGGCTGGTGGCCGCCTATCAGGTGGATGAGCCGGTTGAGGCACAGCCGTCGGGAAACTGACGGAACCGCAGCCGCTACCATATCGCCGGCTCATGCAGCAGGCGTTCGGGTGGCTGCGGTGGACACCGGATGCGTTCTGGGGCGCCACGCTGGCCGAGATCCACAGCGCGACGATTGGCTACCTGGAAACGCGCGGCGTGGCTCCGCGCGACGCCAAAGCGGACATCTACGACGAGTTGCTTGAGGTGGCGCGCGACGCGATCCGCGCCGAGCGTAGGGCAAAGGAGGCGGCATGAGCGGCACGACTGACGCAGGCCGGCTCCTCGTCCGCATCGAGGCCACGACGGCGCAACTCCGCCAGCAGCTCCAGGCGGCCGAGCAGCAGGTGGCCGGCACCGCGGCGAAGATCGACAACCAGCTCAAGCAGGCCGACAAAGCCTTCTCCCGGCTGGAGGAGGCCAGCAAAGCCACCCAGCAAGCCGTGGCGGGCCTTGCCGGCAAGCTGGGCCCGATGGGTGGCGTGCTTTCGGCCGTTGGCACTGGCGGCGCGGCTGCGGCGGCCGGCCTGGCCGTGCTGGGCGCCGGGCTGGTGCAGGTGGCCAAGGCCGGCGACGAAGCCAACGCCACGCTGGCCAAGCTCTCCAGTTCTACCGGCGGCGTGGCGCAGGCCACGCAAGTCTACGAGGGGCTTTTCCGCCTGTCGCAGCAGACGGGCATCGCCGTGGCGGAAAGCGCCGGCGCGTTCTCCCGCTTTGCCGTGGCCGCCAAAGAGATCGGCGGCACCAACGCTCAGGTGTTGGCGCTAGTCGGCGGCATCCAGAAGGCCGGCATTGTCGCCGGCGCGTCTGCGCAGGAAGCCGGCGCGGCCGTGCAGCAGCTTGCCCAGGCACTTGCATCCGGCAAGCTCCAAGGCGACGA